CACGACGAGATGGAACACTTTACGGAAATCGGTGATCTTGGTTTTCGCGTCATATCCGGCTACCTGTATCTCAATGCGACTCTCAGCATTGAGCGCCCGACACAAGATTTTCACATTCCACTCAGGTACCTCTACAAGGCGCTCAGCAGGCTTCTTTGAGAGAATGTGCGCGAGCAGTTCGTCATCGCCAAAGGTCTCCCAGGTGGCATCATGCCCGTTTGGTGATGCTTCCTCTTGCTGTGTATCTAACTCTGCTGTTGTTTCTGTCATAGTTCCCTACATTCGCTTCACATTGGTGGTGTTAAAGGTGTTAGAAAGTATTTCATAGAGCGGCCCGGTGGACTGCATATTCACTGTCTGCTTGTCAACGTCGTTGGCTGCAACGGTCGTGTCTAGCCCTGTCGGCAGCGCAAAGAACTGCCACCGCTTTCCGTTGGTCTTGTCCCAATAGAGGAGGCACACAATGATACCGTTGGAGGTATTGATGGTGCCGGTCCCGCTCTTGATCATCTCGTTCAAGATCCTGGCATCCTGGCTAAACATGTCCACCGAGAACGTCGCCGATTTGGTCGTCGCTGTGTACGTGGCAAAATTGCCACTTGCCTGGAAAGGCGTGCAATCCTTTGTTGTCGCCTTCGCACTGGCCTTCCACGCATGAGCACCAGAGAGCGACGACGTGGAGAAATAGCTCCCAGCCGAGACTTTCACAAAGTTATTGGTCCCGACCGTCCTGGCGGTGGCAAAGACGATCTCACCAACTGGGTAGTAGAAATCGTAGTCGGTGACAGTTGCCCAGCCACTGGAGCCATTTGGCGAACACTGGACTGTCAGTGTTTTCGTCGGGTCCCACGCCTGGTGGGTTGCCATAAAGTAATTGATATGATTGCCTGAGTCTGTTGCACTCTCTGGACTCCCCAACGGCGTTGGTGGTGACGTGGAGAGCAACACATCACCATTAACCCCTGCTAGCGCACTCAATACCCTCACCTCCTCTCAATGGTGCATAAGTTCTATGCAAACGCGATTGGGCCTGAACCCTGGAAGCTGAAATCGACCGTTTCCGGGTTTTGTGCGTCAATATTTGGATCGATGCCATTGAGTATGGCGCTGCCTGTAAAGCCGTTCGGGGTGCCATTGACATTGAGAGTGAGTGCAACTGATTGCCCGACCAACGCGAGTAAGTTGGTCTGTGCGGTGTCGGCAGTATCGAACCATCCTGAGATCTTGACAGTCCATGAGTTGAGCGTGCCGAGATAGATAGCCCAACTGCCAGGTGCCCCGATGGGCGTGACATCCTTCGTCGCGTTTTTAACACTGAGCGTCCATTTGTTGGAGTTGGTGAAAGTGGTGGTACCTTCCTTGACTGAGGCACCCACACCTGCAAAAGCGGCCAATTTGCTTACCTCCTGTTGTAGAGGAGATATGGCACAAAAAGAGACCATACCTCGAAATTCGATTAGTATGGTCTCAAAGGACTCCGGTTGCTATTCAGTTGTTCTATGGAGTTTAGACGGGTAGGCGTATCCTACTCAAATCAGTCACTTTCGTTGATGGTTGGCTCATGTCACGATCATATGGTTGCACAACCTTTATATACCCATATCCAGCGGAGACCTCTGTTATGTATACATCGGCCCACCCCTGTACCCTCGTCATCTTCCCATCATCCAGGTAAGAGCATCGCACACCATCGAGCATTGCGCGTACGAACGTTCCCCAGGGTTCGGGCTGATTTCGTATCTCGCGAATCTGCTCATCCCATCGCTCTTGCTGTGCTTCGTCTGACATCTTGTGCTCTCGCTTCCTCAATGTGCTCTTTGGTTACTTCGTGCTCCACATGACAACCCTTACACCAGACCCATTGTCGCAGATCAACAGGCCAGTCACCCGCTGCACTCACACGCATCATCAATCTTCTCGACATCTTGCAATGGAGTGGTACCCGCTTGGCCTGCGTGCTATCCCCATTATACTGCATGCTTGTATCCGTTACCATGCTTATACACCATCCAGGAATTTCGAGAGATACTCACGGATATTCTGTTTCAACCAATCCACCAATTTCTCGGTCATCTCTTGCCCTTTGACGTGAGATCGCCGTTTTGCAAGTCTGTAGCCGTGCCTTGTGCGCCATCCACGCGGAGTTTCATGACCTTTATCAACCCAAACGTAATACCTGGTTGGGCTTTTAAAGATGGCAGACAGTCCAGACGCCTGTGCATCTTCCTCGCCTTGCAAGCGTCCCGTTTTGCCTTTCGGGGTTGCCTGTTTCCATGCAGCTTTCCCATCATCAGCCAGTTTCGCCGTCTGCTTGACGAGGTTTTGCTCTGCCTTCTCCCCAATGGCTGTTAGGCGACTCTCCACCTCTTGCAGCCCGACTAGCGTGATTCTGATTTGCGCTCCCATAGATCACCCCTGCGCCATGAGATTGGATTTAGCCTCAAGATATTCCCGATATCTACAGTGTGGCAAAGGCTCGTCTCTCATCTGCTCTACCGCATTCCTCATTGCTTGAGATTCTTTATACTCCCCCCTATCTCTATCAAAGGCATAGAGTAGGACCTCTAAATGAAACCTGCATAGCAAATCTATTTTGCCCCACTCTTCCGCCATGAGATGTTCTTCTTTGGTTTGCGGTGTTGCCATCATTGCGCCTCTGAGACGATAGCAGAGAATGACACCTCGATATCATCCCGCAAGGTTATCTCTTCTGTTGGCTGTCTAGAATGGAAGCGTGTCAGGGTTGCCTTAACGATGTTGTTCGGCTCTATAGTCAACACAATCTTGAGCACATTGCCTACCATCTCACCATCAGCAATCACCATCATGCTAATTCCAATAGGAGGTAGACTCTTTTTCGGAACAGGACCCTCAATTCTGATTCGCCGTCCGATCAGTTCTTCAGCGGTGAAATCCCTTCCTTTAGAATGCTGCGTGTGAACGGCAACCATCAGTTCTGTCCTCCTCCTACTGTCTCATCAATGAGCGACCCCAGATCCTCATCTGAGAGAGAGAGCGCATGGGAGACACCACAGATGAGATGACCCTGGATATGTAGCATCATCACCTTTTCCTCGCCGGGCTTTACCTCAAAGTCTGGACACCCTATCCGTTTCAGCTTCTCAGTGAGTGTCTGTAGCGTTGGCTCCTGTTCTTTCTTTGACGCCATAGCGATGCCCTCCTACGATGCCTTCATCATAATTCGGTATATTCCACCCATGTTTGTCCAGGTCTCACCATTGATGAGAGGATCGGACTCTGATGATTGCGTACGATAGCATGCAAGCAGCGTGCCGCCACTGATGGATGTCTGCTGTGAGACAGTAAGCAGCGTGTCAAGACGCCCCGCAGCACTGGCAATGGTTTGCGTCACCTTTGCTGGCCCAGTCGCAACGATCTCGAAAAACAGATCGCCGAATGCTCTCCCACCCCCAAACACAATCTCATCATGGCTCGGATTCTGCTGATAAATGAGAATTACGTACGGTGTTGCTGTTCCAGGAGGCGCTTCTGCACGCCATACACCCCCTGGTGCACTTGTGTGCAAAGTAGAGTCGCCATTGAGCGTGCTATAGAGCCAGGAAATAGCTACTGCAATTTCAGCACCCATTAGAGCACCTCAGAAGCAAGTACTGTCACGAGTGCATTGTAGCTTTGTGGTGACAAGTCCTTCTGTACCACCAGCGTGTGACCGCTTACGACTATGTGGTCCTGCTCTGCAACGTTCGTGCCGTACGGCAGTTGGACTTCCCACGTCGCCAAAGATTCGATCATATACGCATAGTTTTGTAAGTGCGTGGACCCAGGTTGTCGCATACCAGCTTTGACCGTCGCAATCGTGGTATAGGCCTCGGAGCCTTGTCCCATACCATCACTGGTAATCGTCTTGCGTTGGACAACACAATCGAGATCCAGCGCAACTGCTGCAACATCTGCTCGGATCTGTGCCAGTTCTGCTGCTGTCGGACCACAACTCATACTTACGCGCCTTTCACGATGTCATCTGAGTCAAGCAACCGTATACGCCGACTTGAAATCGGAGCCATCACATCACTCCGGTTCATCTGCGCAATCTTTGGCTTGGCCTGGCAACGATAACGATTAGCTGCTTTCAGCTTGAGATCCATCAGTTGTGAACGTTTCAGACTTTGCCCATCGACGTTAATGTCATAGGCACAGGCAAGCGAGGATGCCCAAAACTCCAGTAGGTCAGCCGCCGCCGCGTTGAGATCGTAGACTTTGCCTGTTGCAAACACAGGGGGCAACTGGCCCGGAACCGTACCCGCTGTAAACACATTGTTCTCGAACATCCAATGCCCAACGATGTAGTCTGAACTGGTCGGTGTTACGACCACCCAGGCTGCGCCCGTTGGCCCCTGTGCTTGTAGCACAACGTCTTGTTCCCACCAGTCAAACTTGCTGTAGTAATCAGCAAAAATGGTTGATGGCTGATTATTGGTGGACGCGGTATTCACAATCGATGGAGCGATAGCGAGCGGTTCGTAGCGAATGTCGTCACGGCTTTGATCGAGCAAATCCTGGACGGTCTGATCGTCGAACTGCTGACTTGCGCCCGTTGGATCGCTGATCATCAGGCGTACTCTCGCTATTATTTGGGACATCGTTGTTCGTACTGCCATCTACGACCTCGGTTTGCGTGGACGTTTTACAGGATCATCACTTGCCTGATCATCTTGTGCTGCGTCTGTTGTGTCTGATTGTTCAGTTGCTAATACTTGCACAGGTTGACGTGGATCATCGGCAGGTTGCCATCCCTCTCCAATCAGGCGTTTGATGTGAGCTTCGCCTACGATATACTGCGGCTCACGGTCCGCTGAGCTTCGCAACCATTGTCCTCCTGGTATCATAGGAGGAAGTTCATTTGCTGCCATACTTCCTCCTAAAATGATCTAGGAAGTAAGAGCGCCGCGATGAATCCGGTAGCTCCACTGAAATCGATAGAGAGTGTTCCATCCGGTTGCAAAAACCGTGCTACTTCAAACGGCCCGATGATGCCCAGCCCGGTCGTTAGCGTCATCGCACTTGTCGTCAGATCGCCCTTGCCTGCCTCAAAACCTGGATAGGTGGATGCTGGTGAGGATGTGCCTGCTCCTGTCTTCGCGAGTCCCCCGTCAGGCGTTGCCGCTCGTACAGTAACAGTGCGTCCTGTGCCGTTGGTGTTGAGCACCAGCAGAATAAGCCTGTCGATACTGCCTCCTGCGGGAAAGCCAGTTGTCGGGATAGCCACGCTCATGCCGTTGGTGGCATCCGTTGCCGTAAAGTTCGTCCCATCATTGAGCATATTCACAATGGCAGAGTTGCCAGTGAGTACTTTCGGTGCAAGTACTGTTCTTGCCGTCATCTTCTTCTCCTATGGATGCACTAGGTAAGCCGCAGCCAGGGCATACGGACGGATGGTTTTTGCGCCATACAGTGCAAGACCTTTGACCGCATCGGCAAAGCGATAAGGCGGGCGGTAGGCTTCCACCTTGTTGAGTCCTTCTGCCTTCGTCAGACTCATCGTGTGGCCTGCCATCACCACATCAGTGCTACCGGTGATGCCAACTGTACCTGTGAGGTGTGGAGCGTTGATGCTCTCGTAGACATCCATACCGGAGATCTTGCCGAGATAGGCATCAGAGATAGATCCCCCAGAAGCGTCTAGCTTGTTGGTCTGGATGGTCATGCGGGCATCTGGCGTATTGAAGGAGGTAAATCTGATGTCCTGGATGAGCATGGTGGTAATCCAGGGCGGAACCACGCACCAGCGGCCTTGCTTTGGCACTTTGTTCTCAGTCAGTTTCTGGTTGAGAACCACGAGGTAGTCATAGACCGTTGTGCCAGCACCAACACCTGTACTTGTGGCAGTAGCTAAGGTAGGTGTTACTGGAGAGCCAGAGGAACCAACGTTATTGGTCGCATCCGTATAGAAGCCAGCATAGTAGACATCCATCGTGTTGGATAGCTCGTACGCGGCCCAGCTCATAGCCTCTGCCATGACGGATGGGTGTGCCTGTGCTTGATCTACGTCGTCAACTTCAAAGTTGTACAGGTTGTCCACACTTTCATGTGGCCTCGACTATATCATCATCCGATAATCATATCGGAGCCGGGCACTGTACTAGGGAGGGAGTACCAGCGTCCTCGCTTTGGTTGAGGATATTCAACCTTATAGCTTAGACTAGGAACGACGTAAGGGGCAATGCGATCAAGCAATTTATAGGCATCGCTGATTCCCCTTCGCAAATGGTAGGTGCCAGATTTGTGCTGATAGATGTTGAAGCAGACCCCATAGACATCGGCAAACCACTCTCGCATCAAAAGATGTTCCTCGTGAGTGAAGCAGTTTGTAGCAGCAATCACAGTTGCGCCACGCCCTACGGTCTTACTCAAATACCAGTCATCACAATACCAGATCGCTACCCCGCGATCATCGAGAGCATTCAGTATTTGCGGCGTTACTCTTTTTGTTCCTTCGGCATCATACATAATCTTCCGAAGCCGCTTTAACTGTGGATTGGATTTGGTAAGTATCTTTACAACCGGATAGCTTTTCCCGTTATTCGCTCTGTTATACGTTTCAGTCATAGTGAGCGGGTAGTCAAACATCGGTTGAATGATATCACGCTTCCATTCCAGATAGGCGCTTTGCTTGATGCTATGAGTGATCTTCAAAACTGTTTTATCGCTGCCTTGTAATCCACTCTGCCTGTATAGGCTTGCATCTCCAAGTACCATACCTATCAATGCGCTACGTCGTTCTTTCCTGGTCAACTTCGATAAGTCATTGCTCATCTACTGTATCCTCTTCTAGTTAGTCTGTGAACCTTCCTTCTTTCAAGGCTTGGCTGCTGATTACCATATTGACTTTACTCATCTATTATACCACATTCTTAGGTATAAAGCCGCTTGTCAAGCCAACTTAGGCTTCCAGCAATTCACCCGGTTTTCAATGCAGCTTACGCCGCAAGGGTACCACAAATTCGATACTTTGCCTGGCTGATAGTTAACATTGCCTGCGCATCTGTTAACGCTTGTGGGGAGTTCAGGTCAGTATCTTTGGTGTAGTTATAAATGGTAACGTCACCGATACTGTTGATCTTGACCGTATCGCCCATACGGCTAATCTCGCCCTGATAATCCTCGTTAAAAAGGTTCCCATAGACTTGATTAGCGCGTAGTGAAGGCAACAACGTATCAGACCACAATTGCGGTATGAAATTATTTAGTGAGATATCACACCTCCTCGCTTGTAAAGAGCGGTAAAAGGATTACTATTTTGCTCTATTTACTTCAAACGGCTACCGTAGCGGTGTGGATTCTGTGCAATCCACTGCTGAATTTCAGCCCGCCGAGCCGTGTATTCATCGGGTTTCATCTTGCCAATCACATCCCAGGACAATGCTTGTGGCGCGGTACTCTGTGAGCGTGGCGGGTTTGTTGCGCCGCCGCTCGTTGGCACTGATGCGCCTTTGCCTCGCAATCCTGGCATATCCTTGACGAGCTGCTCTACCATTTCGTGTATGTTGGTTGGATTGCCGTTCTCATCCACCTCGATCTCTTCCCATTCCAGGAAACGAGCAACTTTGTCCAGGTAGTTCGGATCAACACCAAGCTTTGCAGCTTCTAGCGCAACCTCATGCTTAATTGCACGCTCTGTCTGCGCTTGCGTGTACTCCTCATGCTGAGATTGCAACTCTGCTAACTGCTTCTGTAAGCGCTCTGTCTCTGTGAGTTTGGACGCTTCGATCTCGCCCTTCAACTTGTCAAGTTCATTGGCTTTTAAACGGTGCGTCTTGGCTTCATCATTGGCTTTCTTGAGCGCAGCTTTGAGGTCAGCAAGCTCTTTTTGAACAGCGTCAAGGGATGGTGGAGTACTAGAGGTTTCTGGCATCTCGCCAGTTACCGGAGTCGTGGGCATCTCGCCCTTTGAGGCTCCACCAGTGGACATCTCGCCCGCTAGTGGAGTGGTTGTGTCATCTGCCATTAGTATAGATGTCCTTCTTACATTCTGTCAAGAGATGAGCGTGTTAGCCCTTCTTCTTTGCCATTTTCACCCGCTTCAAACGTGGGTTCTTCTTTTTCGCCTTCGCGCTTGCCTTACGTGACGAGGCCGCCAGGATAGCACCCGCTGCTTCCATTGAGACGCCTGATCTGCGTGCGATACCAGACTGGACCTTTTTAAAACCGGGATGATTGCCAGCCATTATGAAGCTCCTTTCATACCTGCACTATCCTGACTGCCAGGAATATAACGTCAATCAATATCGCAATAGCCGTCAGGATCACCATGATGATGCTAAGCGGCGCGATACGACGCGGTGGATCGCCTGGTGGATTCGTGCCGACGTAGATAGCACCCGATGTAGGCCAGAGTAGCAACACCAACAAATTGAGAATCGCCAGGAAATTAAAATCAAGCAACGTTTTCACTCTTTACCTCCCTTCCGTAGAACAATTTTTGTTCTCACTCATTTTTTATATTTCTTCATACTCGCACGTCTCTATAGGTAAAGACATCACGCTTCTGTTCGCCCCGGTACACTACGCTTCCCTTCTATCAGTTCCTGCCCAGGTATCGGTCTCTCTGGCGTTATCCCTTGTGGTGGTATGGCCTGCCCTCTCGTCGCGTCCACTTGCAATTGTGCATCTTCCGACTTCCGCTTCTCCATCTCTTCATCAGGGTCAAGATCTAGCATTGAGAGTGTTGTGTATTTGCTTGCACCCAGTTGTTGCATGAGCAGTGCTGTTTGTGCTGACTGTAAATCATCGGTCGGCAGTAGCGCTTGCCAATGCAGATTAATTGGATATCCCTCATGCTCCTCAAGACTGATCAATCCACCAATGACCAACGCTGCACGTGACACGTCGCGAATGAGACAGCCATACAACCGCTGCTTCTGGACCGTCTTCTCTATGAGCGGTTGAAACAGAAGCTGCAGCGCAACCCCGCTGATGTTGCCACGTGGAAGATCTGCAAGCCTGCCAAGTGCGACCGCTGGTACTCTCGATTGCTCATCCATGTCGGAACGAATGATAGCCGCAAAGTTCTGTGAACTGGCGAGATCGCTCTGCATTTCCAGGTTCTGTAACATCCCGTCAGGTGCTTCGATAATAATCACATCATCGACGCTGGTACTTAGTTGAGACGCTCTGAATCCTTTGCCCCACGTTTTCGGATGTCCGTGAAACTTAATAATGCGGCTGGTGTTACTTTGGATGAAGTTGAGTACTCTATTCTGATCAATGAGGTCAGGGGTGAGGTCAGGGACGCCCCAACTCTCATTGGGATTAGGCAGGTTCTGACAGCACAGGATAGGAGCGAACGGCCAGGGCCAGATATCCCGCTCACCAGACTGATACCAGGTACCTATCTGCCCTTTGCGTACATAATTGGTGATAGTCCAGGTATCATCCAGGTCATATTCACCAGCAATCCCGGCCAAGCTATCAGGATCGATACGTGCAATGATTTGACGTTTCTGAAGATCATTGGTGCCTGGATACTCGATGATGTAGGCGAGCACTAAAGAGCAATCATCGGGCGAGGTAACCATTCTGACCAATAGCGGGTCCATCACCACAATACGCGGATACTTCATCTGACCCTGAGCGGGTATGAGCTTCACGAACACTTCGCCACATACGCCGCCGTTGATTGCCATCTGAGAGAGCAGTGTCATGCGTTCGTCATCGTCACCCCACAGACCATCAAGAAACTCTTGCTTCTGCGTATCAGGTTCTGTCGTTTCATCGGTCGCTTCAATCTTGAGCACCTGCCCAAAGAGAAACGACACACCTTTGTCCACGATAGGCATACATCGATTGCTAATCACGTTATCGTCAGGCTGGTCTGCACGCACTTTGAGCGGTTTCTGAAACTGGCCTCTGTAAGCTTTCCACGCGTCGGCCATCTGGCGTTTGCGCTCCTGGTCCACCTGTGGGATAGGAGCCTGTGCAAGTGTTTGCGGCGTGCCTTGTCTCTGTTGTGCAGGCGCGATCATAGCTTACCCCCATATGTTCTTATAATAGGTGACACCGGCAGGCATAAGATCGAAGCGGGCCACTATGTACCGGTCCACATCCATACCGTGATCATTCTCTTTTAACGGTTCCTCTTTCTCACTCTGGTCTGCCTTCTTCGCCCACACATACACGTTAAATTCCTCAATAGAGCAGGTGGGGCGCTTCCGTTTCGCCAAATCTTCATCTCGCTTCACCAGGCAGTCACGAAAATACAGTAAGCGAGGCTTCCCATCACCGGCAATCCTGAGCCGTATAGCAACCGCTTGGATGCCATCGCTCACAGACTTATGAGCAGCCGTCGTCATCATCTGCAAATGCCGCTCCAGTGTCGCTCTATCTTCAGCATCATGATCACAGATGACTTCATGAGGGAGCGGATCGGCCCATTCAGCAGGGCGATTCTGGTACTTCTCATGATCTTTCGGAAGTAAGTGGAACCATCCAGAAGCAATGGCGATATCCTTGCTGTGATCTTCTACTAACTTCTTCGTCATGTAAATTTCTCTGTAGCAAATAAGCCTCCCGTCAGGATCAACTGCATACCACTTACATACAAATGGATGAGTATAGCCGAAGTCAATGCAGAGGTAACGCGGGTAGGAACGGGGGATATCAAAGCGGTCAATCACATTCTTCTTACGATCCCATACGCCCTGATAGACAGTGCCGAAGGCCGCAGCCCACACCCCGAAACGCATACGTTCAAGTAGCACGCCAGTGAGGCCAGCCAGCACGACGAAAATATATTCGTGCCCGTCCGGTTTCCATTCCTGCTTTACCGCATCCCAGAAACGTGGATTAT